GAATTTAGTTACAACGGAATGAGTGGAATTTTTTAATTTTGTTGTATATTTGCACTATTATGTGGAAATATAAAAACAAAGTTGTAAATTCAATTGAAGACTTACCTTACGGTACAATAGGGTTTATTTATATGATTATTAACAAATCTAGGTTAAAATCAAATAAAGAACCCTATTTGTACATAGGTAAAAAATCAATTTATTCTAATACTACTAAAAAACTAGGAAAACGAGCAATAGAAGCTTTACCAGATAAAAGAATGTCTAAAAAAATAAAAATTAAAAAAGAATCTGATTGGTTAAACTATACAGGTTCTAATACTGAATTAAATTTTGATATTTTATCAGGTGATGAAATAGAAAGAAAAATATTATGCGTATGTTATAATTTAAGAGAATTAACTTACATGGAAACAAAATATTTGTTTAAACATGAAGTTTTAGAAAAAAAACACTATTATAATGGAAACATATTAAGTAAATTTTTTAAAATAAAAAAGTGATAGACAATATAAAAATAATAAAACCTTTATTAAAATTTGAATCAAAAGATGATTTTTACTATCTTCAAATTTTACAAAGAAAAAAAGAAAATCCAGAAATAGGTAGTAACAGTAGAGTAATTAAAAATTATTATATTAGTTCTATAGATTATCTCGAAGAAAGATATGACGAAATTAAAGAATTGTCTAATGTTTTTAATGCTAGAACTATGTTAAGATTAAATAAAAGAAGTTATGAAAAAGTTGCATTTAAATCATTGCAAAATATAGCTAATTCTATGTCTAACAAAGAATATAGCTTTATTAAAAAATCTTATGACAGAGCTTGTGGAGAATCTCATAATGATAAAAATAAAAAATGGATATTAGATTTTGATTTTCATTTAGAAAATAAAGATATTCAAAGTTATATTGATTATATTTCAAATATAGAACCTATTGGAAATAAATATATAGCTAATATTCCTAGTAAAAACGGATTTCATTTAATAACAACTCCTTTTAATACTGAAATTTTTAAAAGAAATTTTCCTCAAATAGAAATTCATAAAGATAATCCTGTAAATTTATATATACCTTAAATGAAATTAGAAAAAGTTTTTAGAAAAGATTTTAGTATAAAAGTTTCAGGTAGATCTACTGATTTTATTAGCCCTAGTTTTATTTATGAATGTGCTTACAACTGTTCATATTGTTATGTTAAAAGACATAATCAAAAAAGTATTACTGTTGCTAAAAACAATGGAGATATCTTATCAGCTATAAATAATCATGCTTTATTTACTACTATAAATAAACCTAATCAAACTCACGAAAAATTTATATCCTATGATTTAGGATGTAATTCTGATCTAGCTTTACATGCAAAAAATTTAAATTGGCAATATATTTTTGATTTTTTTAAAAATCACGATATTGCTTTTGGTTCTTTTGCTACTAAATATGTAAATAAAGAATTATTAACTTATAATCCTAATAAAAAAATTAGAATTAGATTTTCTTTGATGCCTCAAAATTATTCAAATTTATTAGAACCTAATACTAGTAAAATAATTGATAGAATTAAAGCAATTAATGATTTTATAGATGCTGGATATGATGTACATATAAATTTTTCACCTGTAATAGTTACAGAAAATTGGTTAGAAGAATATAAAATATTGTTTGAAGCAGTTAATGATATAGTTAAAGAAGAAAATAAACAAAGTGTAAAAGCAGAAGTTATATTTTTAACTCATAACAATAATAAACATTTAGATAATTTAAAAAATAATCTAACAGGAGAAGAATTATTATGGAATCCAGAAATTCAAGAAAATAAAATTTCTCAATACGGTGGATTAAATATAAGATATAAACATTATTTAAAATCTCAATATATTGAACAATTTAAAGAAGTACACAATAAAGTTATTTCTTGGAATAAAATTAGATATATATTTTGAAAATTAAAATAAATATATTATATTTGTATCATGTTTATATTTAAAATCAAACAAGAAGAAAAAGATGTTACTGTAGGATTTAAATTACAAGATGTTTATCATTTTACTTATGATAGTGAAGTATTACATATTGTATTTAAAGAACAAAGAACTACATTGCAACAAGTTAACGTACCTATAGCTAAAGGTAAAAAAGTAGAAATGGAAATGCAAAGTAGGAATGTAACAGATTTTTTTACAATAGCAGTAGAAGATGAAGAAATTACACAAAGGTTTCTAAGGCTAATGTCAAGTTTAGCCGAACAAGAAGAACAAAAAATTTTAAAAGGGGTTAACTAACCCCTTTTTTTAACGATATGAATATAGTATTAAAAGAAGAAATAGAACATGATGATAATATAAAATCTGTATTAACAAATTTTGATACAAAAGAATCAAAAATTGTAATAGTAGATGCTGACTATCTTCCTTTTAAAGCAGGACATCCTGGCAAAGATGAATTTGGAGATAAAAATCCTGATTTATCTGAAGAAGAAGCTGTAGAAAGATTAAATGAAATAATAATGAAATTATATCTTAGTATTGAAAAATACTTTATAATAGATTCATTTTATTTAATTACAAAAGGAAGAAATAATTTCAGAAAACAAATAGATCCTGACTATAAAAAAAATAGAAAAGGAGATATTCCTGAAATTGTATTATTTTTAGATAATTATTTAAGAGATAATTTAAATGCTATTCCTGCACCATCAGGAGAAGCAGATGATTTAGTTTACACTTTATCTAAAAAACTAAACCACGAAGGAATTGTAGTAAGTCCAGACAAAGATTTATTACAAATCCCTAGTATTATATATAACCCAAATAAAGATAAATGGGTTAAAATTGATCAAACAACAGCAGATTATAATCTTGCTTTACAATGTGTCATGGGTGATGCTGTAGATGGAGTTAATCCTTTTCCTAAAGTAGGAATAAAAACAGCTGAAAATATAGTAAAATTAGGTATGACAAGATACCAATTAATGAAAGCTATGTTATTAAGTCCAATACTTTTAAAGTATGACAATTATAAAGAAAGAATTAAAAACGCTTATAAATTAGTAAAATTATATGAAGTATGAAGAAAATAACTTAATAGAAAATAAATTTAATCCAATAAATGGATATTTATTTGGTACAACAGATGAAGAATTTGAATATGTGTTACAACAACCAAATAAAAAAATATTAACTTTGTTACAAGACGGAAGTATTGTAGAAGGTTACGAAACGTATTTAAGATGTGGGTATTATATTAAAAAATAAATGGAACAAAACGAAAAAATTATAAATTTTAAAAAAGAAATATTAAAGCAGTATGGTAAAAATAGTATATTATCTGCAAATGAAGAAAACTCAGTAGGTGATATTATACCTGTAAGTAGTTTAACTCTTAAAAATGCTTTAGGGATAGGTGGTTTTAGTAAAAACAAAATATACGAAATACTAGGATGGGAATCTAGTGGTAAAAGTACATTGTGTTACGATGCTATTGCAAATGCTCAAAAAACTTACGGAGATCATTGTTTATTAATAGACAAAGAAAATTCTTTTGATAAATTTTATGCTCAAAAGTTAGGAGTAGATTGTGATAAATTAGAATTAGTATATCCAGAATCTTTAGAAGACTGTTATAATGTAATAGAAAAAGCACTAGATAGTAAATTATTTGGTTTGGTTATTGTAGACAGTTTGACTTCGTTTCAACCTAAATCTACTATAGAAAATCCAGAAGGAGCTATGGGTAAAGAATCTAGAATTAATTCTAATAGAATGAGAATGGTTAATGATAAAATTAGAGAATCTAATTGTTGTGTAGTTTTTATTAATCAAATAAGAGAAAAAATAGGCATTATGTTTGGTAATCCAGAAACTACTAGTGGTGGTAATGCTTTAAAGTTTTATGCTCACGTTAGAATTATGATTAGAAGAAAAGAAATAAATCCTCTCACTCAATCTAATTTAATGCATTTTAAAATTATTAAAAACAAATTAGCTGTTCCAATGAAAGAAGCAGAAACTACTATTATTTGGGGACAAGGTTTTGATAAAGAATCAGAAATATTTTATTTAGCAAAAGAATATGAAATTGTTAAAAAACATGGTAAAAAAGTTACTTATGGAGAAATAGTATTTGAATTAAGTGATAAAGATGCTATTGGAGAATATTATGCTTATTTAAATGATAATTTAGAAATGAAAGAAGAAATAGTAACCAAAGTTTTAAATATTTTAACTAAAGTTGATAAAAAAGAAGAAAATATGCAGCTCTTGTAAACAAGAAAAATATATTTGGTCTAAAGGTAAATGTAAAGAATGTACAACATACAAAAAACATACTAACAAAAAGTTTGACACTAAAGAATTACATAATTTTATGTATGAATGGTGGAAAACTTTTGGTAATTATAAACATTGTATGGCTTGTAATTCTTTACTACCTATAGATTTTAGTACAGCTAATGTAGATCATTTATTACCAAAAAATAAATATCCAGAATTAGCTTTTAATACAGATAATTTTTTTCTTGTTTGTTTTGAATGTCATAATTTAAAAGAAATGGGATATCCTAAAGAAAAACATAAATATGCAATTGACAAAATTAAAAACAACTGTAATCAGTGACACTCATGGTTATCATGACAAAATTATAATAAATCCTACTGATGTTTTAATTCATGCTGGAGATAGTACTAATTATAAAGATAGTTATCGTAACGAACAAGAGTTTAGACCATTTGTAAAATGGTTTGCTACTAGAGAAGCTAAATACAAAGTATTAATTGCTGGTAATCACGATAGTTCTTTACTAACTAAATATTGGAAAGATGCTGTTAAAGAAGCAGGTATTATTTATTTAGAACATGAATATTACGAAATAGAAGGTAGGAAAATATTTGGTAGTCCTTATACACCTACTTATGGTAATTGGAACTTTATGGTAAGTCGTGAAAAATTAGGTAGATATTGGGATGCATTACAAGGAAAAATAGATGTTTTAGTTACCCACAGTCCACCTAAAGGAGTATTAGACATAGCTGAAAAGTTTGATAGAAATATAGAATTTTGTGGTGATGGAGCTCTTATGAAAGCTGTAAATAGAGTAAAGCCTACATTTCATATATTTGGACATATTCACGATAATCATGGTATTAAAAACAATGGATTTAGAATAATAGACGATACTACATTTATTAATGCTAGTATGGTAGAAGACGGTAAATTTGGAGATAAAATAAATCACCCTATAAATATATATATATGAAAGAATACTCGATTCCTGTTATGTGGGAAAGTTGTAAAAAATATAACGTAAAAGCAGAAAATCTGCAAGAAGCTATTACAAAAGCTTTAAAAGAATTTATAAAAGAACCCGATGATAATTTTTTAGACAATAGTCTTACAATTGCAGGATATGTATTAGATGATTACGAAGAAGTTTTAGATATGAATAAAGCATTTACTAAAGCATTTAAAGAATTAAACGAAGAAAATAAATAAACTTATTATGAGAAGAAAATTAATAGATGCAATATGGGAATATTCTAAAGAAGAATATGAAACTCCTGAAAGTATGCTAGAATTAGCTAAAATGTCTGAAGAAGAATTAGTAAATACACTAATAAACATATTAGAATATTATGCCGACAAATAAAAAAGAATATGTTTACATACTTAATTTTGAAACAGGTACTGTAGATTGCTTGTCTTTAGAAAATAGACCAGAAGATATAGACGCTGAACAATTTATAGAACAAACATTAGATTATAATTTATCTAATTGTAATTGGATGGTAGTAGATAAAAAATTAAAAATAAATTATTTAAATTAATGAATACAGAACAATTTGACAAAGTAGTAAGCAACAGATTAGATGCTATTAAATCTACATTAATAAGTAAAGCAAAAGAATATGCTAAAGGAGATGAAGATAGACTTCATAATTTTAACAGAGCTTCTAAAGTATCTGGTAAAAGAAGAGAAGAATGTTTATGGGGAATGGCTATGAAACATTTAATTTCTGTTATGGATATAATAGATGCGATGAGTAAAGATGAATCTTATATACCTAGTAAAGAATTAACTTCAGAAAAACTTGGAGATTTAGGAAACTATTTGATTTTATTAGAAGCTTGTATTGAAGATAGTAGAAATAATCAACTATTGAAAAAATAGGAGATTATTGTATCTTTGCTTTATGAAAAAAATAAAAGAAAATATTTCTTTTTTTAGCAAAGAGTCTAAAGAAAATATGTTAAAATTAGGTGTATATTGTATAGAATTTATTAATAGAAAAAATAGATATTATGTAGGACATACTTTAATGCAACAAAAAGAAACAGATAATACATTTGGATTTTGGAAAAGGTGGAGATTGCATTTATATTATTTAAGAAAAAATAAACATCATTCTATACATTTACAAAATGCTTATAATAAATATGGCGAAAGTAATATAGAATTTAAAATTTTAGAATATTGCGATGATGTTAATAAAATTGTAAAAAAAGAACAATATTGGATAGATAAATTAGATTCTTATAATAATGGTTATAATATTCTCCCATTTGCTGGTTCTAATAAAGGTAGAATAATGCCTTTAAATAGAGGAGGGAAAAAAATTTGTCAATATTCTTTAGAAGGAGTTTTGTTAGCAACATATGCAAGTGCTCGAGAAATTACTAGACAATTAAATATTAATTATAAGTCAATACACAAATGTGTAAAAGGAGAAATATTAACATCAAATGGATATATTTGGAGATTTGAAGAAGATAATTTTGATAAATTTAACACTAACCCGAAAATAAGTCCAACAAAGAAAAAAATTTTACAATATGATAAAAATATGAATTTTATAAAAGAATATGCTTCTATAACAGAAGCTCACAAACAAACAAAAATAACATTAAGTAACATATCAATGTGTTTACATAATCAAAGAAATTATGCAGGAGGGTATATATGGAAAATAAAATAGAAGCTAGTTTTAAAGACAGACTAAATGAGCAAAATAAAAAGACCGATATATAATATGAATATTACAGATGAAAATGCAAATACTTTAGAAGTACTTTTAAAAAAAATAAACGGATTTGATTTATTTTATGAAATGAGTGATTCTAC